GAACTGTCATCCAGAAAATATAAACATAAAGTACACGATGACCTTATGGAATTCTGCAAGCATATGCAGTTAGACTATAAGGTTGGCAAACATCATCAGATTCTGGGCGATATGCTCATGGATATTGAGCAGGGGAACAAGGATCGTATATGCGTCAACATACCGCCCCGGCATGGTAAGTCTCAATTGGTGTCAATCATGTTTCCAGCGTGGTTTCTGGGAAGAAACCCGAACAAAAAAGTTATGATGGTCTCTCATACTACCGATTTGGCTGTGGATTTTGGTCGTAAAGTACGAAATATGATTGCAACAGACGACTATAAGGCCATTTTCCCTACGGTTTCGCTTGCGGTTGACTCGAAATCTGCTGGTAGGTGGAATACGAACACAGGTGGTGAGTATTATGCGTGTGGTATTGGCTCATCTATCGCTGGTCGTGGTGCGGATCTGTTGATAATTGATGATCCACATTCGGAACAGGATGTCATTAACGGTAATTTCGAGGTTTTCGATAAAGCGTATGAGTGGTTCACTTATGGTGCCCGTACTCGTCTTATGCCGGGAGGAAGTGTAGCGATTATACAGACCCGATGGCATATGGATGACCTGACTGGTCGTGTTGTCACTGATATGTCTCAGAATGCGAAGGCGGATCAGTACGATATAGTGGAATTTCCTGCTATATTGGAAGTACCTGACGAGGAAAATTCCGGTTATGTGAAAAAACCGCTATGGCCTGAGTTTTTTGATCTGGACGCACTGCTTCGTACCAAGGCTTCCATGCCTGCATTTCAGTGGAATGCTCAGTATCAACAGGAACCAACGGCTGAAGAAGCTTCTATTGTAAAACGGGAATGGTGGAAATCATGGGGGGATAAGAAACCACCGTTATGTGAATATATAATAATGTCTCTTGATTCAGCGGCGGAAACACATAACCGGGCCGATTTTACAGCACTTACTACATGGGGAGTTTTCTTAAACGAAGAAACTAGCGCGTATAATATTATATTGTTGAACAGTGTTAAGAAGCGTATGGAGTTTCCTGAATTAAAAGCAATGGCTATGGAAGAATATGAAGAATGGAAACCGGATTCTTTCATTGTGGAAAAGAAAAATTCAGGCACTGCATTGTATCAGGAAATGCGTAGAATGGGGTTACCGATACAGGAGTATACTCCCCATAGAGGTTCAGGGGACAAACTTGCGCGATTGAATTCTGTTTCGGATATTGTATCTTCAGGTCTGGTTTGGGTTCCCACTACACGTTGGGCGGAAGAAGTAGTAGAAGAAATTGCTGGGTTTCCATTTATGAGCCACGATGATTTGGTTGACTCCACTATTATGGCTCTTATGAGATTCAGACAAGGTGGGTTCATAAAATTACCCACTGATGAACAGGAACCGATACGATATTTCAAACAACGTGCCGGTGGGTACTACTAGAAAATGGATGTTTTTTACTACGCTATTATTATGCTTTGTCCGGCGAACGTAGTTTGTGATGCATCTGATAAGTTTATAAGATATTTTTCTGAGCCGTATGCTGTTGAACAAGAAGAAACAAAAAATGGTTGGATAATGAGTGAACGGTGTAAGAAAGCGGTCAGAGAATTACGAAAGCATATTACCATTGACGGCGAACAATCCACTTACAACAGAAATCGGTCTAGCTCCCTCTGTGTCCAGAAAGATGTTTGGGATCGAATGCACCGTAATGACACCCGAGGGTAAGGATATATTATGGCTATTGATAAAGCGTTAACTCCTTTGTCCAACGGAGTCGGTGTTCCCTCTGTTGGAGCTGAACTTGAGATTGAAATTATCAATCCTGATATGGTCACGCTTGATGATGGCAGTGTTGAAGTAACACTTATTCCCGGTAAGGAATCCGGGGATGATTCTTTTGATAGCAATATTGCCGAAACATTGGACGAAGATGTTTTACAGAAATTGGTTGATGAAGTTATTGGTCTTATTGATGCTGATATTGAAAGCCGTAAGGATTGGGCTGACACCTTTGTCAAGGGACTTGATGTATTAGGATTCAAATACGAAGAACGTACAGACCCGTGGGAGGGTGCTTGTGGTGTGTACTCTACCATATTAGCGGAAGCAGCTATTCGTTTTCAAGCGGAGACGATGAGTGAAACCTTTCCTCCTTCGGGGCCGGTGAAAACAAAAATTCTTGGTGAAGAGACAAAGGAAAAAGAAGAAGCGGCTGCTCGTGTTCAAGCAGATATGAATTATGAACTTACTGAACATATGGTTGAGTATCGACCTGAACATGAAAGACTTTTATATAGTCTGGGGCTTGCAGGTTCTGCTTTTAAAAAGATCTATTACGATCCCAATATAGGTCGTCAGGCGGCTGTTTATATTCCTGCTGAAGATGTGATAGTGCCCTACGGTGCATCCCATATAGAGAGTGCGGAACGTGTTACGCATATTATGCGTAAAACAAAAAATGACCTGAAAAAACTTCAGGCTAATGGGTTCTACCGTGATATGGAACTTAATGACCCGCAACCGTTTCATACTGATATAGAGGAACGTAAAGCTAAGGAAGGCGGTTATTCCATAACGGATGATGACCGTTACGCAATATATGAGATTCATGCCGATCTTGTTATAGAGGGTGTTGACGATTCAGACGAGGAAATTGCAAAACCGTATATAGTAACTATAGAACGGGGAACATCCGAAGTACTGGCGATACGTCGAAATTGGAATTCTGATGATGAACTTAGGTTGAAGAGGCAACATTTTGTACACTATGTATATGTACCGGGGTTTGGATTTTATGGTCTTGGTCTGATTCATATTATCGGTGGTTACGCTAAAGCGGGCACAAGTCTTATACGGCAGCTTGTTGATGCTGGTACTTTGGCGAATTTACCGGGCGGATTAAAATCAAGAGGATTGCGAATCAAAGGCGACGACACCCCTATAGAACCGGGTGAATGGCGTGATGTGGATGTACCGTCGGGTAGTATCCGCGACAATATTACATTTCTTCCCTACAAAGAACCAAGTCAAACACTTCTAGCGTTGCTTAATCAGATCACTACTGAAGGTCGCAGGTTAGGCGCTATTAGCGATATGAATATTTCTGATATGTCGGCTAATGCCCCTGTTGGTACCACGTTGGCATTGCTTGAACGTACTCTTAAACCTATGGCTGCAGTACAGGCTCGTGTTCATTACGCGATGAAACAGGAGTTCAAACTCCTTAAAGCGATAATGTCCGAGTATGCGCCGGAAGAATATGGTTACCAACCTCTTCGTGGGGAAGTTGGAGCGCGTCAGGCAGATTATGAGGCTGTAGATGTAATTCCTGTAAGCGATCCGAATAGTTCTACTATGGCGCAACGGGTTGTGCAGTATCAGGCTGTCTTGGCGATGGCTCAGTCTGCACCACAGATATATAACCTACCGCAACTTCATAGACAGATGATTGAAGTATTGGGAATCAAGAATGCGGATAAACTTGTTCCCACGAAGGACGATATAAAACCTGCAGATCCTATAAGTGAAAATATGAATGCACTTGTTGTGAAACCGATGAAAGCATTTATATACCAGGATCACGATGCTCATATCGCTACGCATATGGCATTTATGCAAGATCCTATGGTTGCTCAATTGATCGGGCAGAATCCACAGGCCAAACAGATAATGGCATCGTTACAAGCGCATGTAGCGGAGCATTTAGGATTCAATTACAGAAGGCAGATAGAAGAACGTCTTGGTGTTCCGATGCCACCACCTCATACAGAATTACCCGAAGAGGTTGAAGTTAATCTTGCACGCCTTGTCGCTGATGCAGCCAAACAACTTACTCAAGCTCATCAACAACAGGTTGCGCAACAGAAGGCCCAACAACAGGCTCAAGATCCTATACTTCAGTTACGGCGTCAGGAAGCGCAGACCAAACAAGCTGATGTACAGCGTAAAGCCCAAAAAGATACAGCGGATACACAGTTGCAACAGGCTGACCTGCAGCGGAAAGCTCAGAAAGATCTTGTTGATGCTGCTGTTAGTACCCAACGGGTTGAACTTGAAAAAGTGAAGACAGTAGTAGATGCCAAACAGGATCAGGTTAAATTGGATGCTGATTTAAAGAAGAGCGCAGATAAACTTAGTCTTGAAGTATTCAAAACGGTAACTACTCCACCTTCTACTCCACCTCTTACTCCACCTCCTACTCCGCCTTCTAATAACAAGAAAGAATAGACTGAATGGCAAAAACCGTCTTTGACGTGCTTAAAGAACGTATCGAGGAACAAGAATCCTCTGCGATGAAATTCCTTGCTGATGGTGGTCCGAAAGATTACGCCGAGTACAGGAATGTGTGTGGTTTGCTTCGGGGTCTGCAAGTCGCGCTATCTTATATAGAAGACCTCTCGCGCAATTATTTAGAGGGTGATGATGGCTGAACAATTATCTACCACAAGTTCAAATTCAGAATCGACCATGACTAGTTCAAATTCAGAATCAACCATAACTATAAGTAAAGATTTGCTTATTGACGAAGATGCGACACTAGAAGCACAACTTCCTGTCCCGGTTGGGTATCATATTCTTGTGGCAATGCCGGAAGTTGAGGATACCTACGACGATACAGAAATCCTTAAAACAGTATCCACAAAACATCATGAAACTATTTTGTCTATTATAGGACTTGTGCTGGATATGGGAAAACAAGCGTATAATGACAAAGACAGGTTTCCTACAGGACCGTGGTGCAAGGAGGGTGATTACGTTCTGTTTCGTGCTAATTCGGGAACACGGTTTTTGGTTAATGGCAAAGAATACCGTCTTATGAACGATGATTCTATTGAAGCTATTGTGAATGATCCCCGCGGTGTTTCGCGTGCATAGGAGTTAAATATATGCCCTTTAAGAAAGTTGAATATTCATTTCCGGATGAAGAAGACAACAAAAAAATTGAAATAGAACCTTCTAGTGCTATTGAAGTTGATTTATCTGGCAAGAAAGCAGCGGAAGAGAACAAACCTGTAGAGGCAGAAGATTCTAATGACGGTTTTGAAGTCGAAGTTATTGATGACACACCAGAAGTTGATCGAGATCGTAAGGCATCTGATCCTCCGGATGAGATTACTGAAGAGGAACTTGAAGATTATTCCGAGAAAGTTCGTAAAAGGATTAAACACTTTAGTAAAGGGTATCACGATGAACGTCGTGCAAAAGAACAGGCGCTTCGTGAGCGTCAGGAATTAGAGACTTATACTCAAAGACTTGTTGAAGAAAACAAGAACTTAAAAAGTTCTGCTGGTAAAAATCAGACAGTACTTCTTGATCAGGCTAAACGTACAGCCGAAAGTGAATTAACACAGGCTAGAAGTGCTTATAAAGAAGCGTATGAAGCCGGTGAAGCAGATGCAGTTGTTGAAGCACAAGAAAAGTTAACGGCTGCTAAAATAAGAACTGATCGGTTAAATAATATACAGTTACCTTTACAGGAAGATCAAACAACTGTAAAAGAAGCTAACACACAAGAATCCGCCCCAGTAAAAGTGGATGAACGGGCCAAGGAATGGGCAACAACCAATACATGGTTCGGTCCAGACGACGAAATGACAAGTTTCGCATTGGGGCTGCATAATAAACTTGTCAAACAGGGTATGAACCCGCAAAGCGATGAATACTACGAGGCCATTGATGGCCGTATGCGAGAAATATTCCCCGGTAATTTCGGGGATGTCGAAAAACCAGATAGGAAGACGTCTAAGCGTCAGGCGAATGTGGTTGCACCCGCTACGCGGAGCACTTCACCAAAAAAAGTGGTGTTAACGCAAACACAGGTAAACCTAGCGAAGCGTTTAGGGGTTCCTCTTAAAGATTACGCCAAACAGGTTGCAATAGAGATGAGGAAAGATGCAAATGGCTGATAATCGTATTAATCGTGAACACACTACACGTGAAAAAACGGCCCATAAAAAGGGTTGGCAGCGCCCGGAAATGTTACCTTCCCCCAATCCTGAAGAGGGATACAAATTTCATTGGGTACGTGTGTCTACACATGGTCAGGTTGATGCCACGAATGTTTCCTCAAAATTACGCGAAGGTTGGGAGCCAGTTAAGGCAAAAGATCATCCGGAAATTACAATGGTCACCGTCGAAAACGAGCGTTTTAAAGACAATGTTGTAATTGGAGGGTTAATGCTTTGTAAAGCTCCGATTGAATTGGTCAAAGAGCGTAATGATCATTACGCACAGCAAAGTAAAGCTCAAATTCAGTCAGTTGATAACAACCTGATGCGAGAAAATGATCCTCGTATGCCGCTCTTTAATGATCGGACATCGAAGGTCACTTTCGGTAGCGGAAATTAATCTTAACGGGAGAATAAGCTATGGCTTATCCTACAGTAGACGCCCCTTATGGGCTAAAGCCAGTTAAGATGATTAGCGGTACCCCCTATGCTGGTGTTACCCGACAGTATTCAATTGCTAGCGCGTACAACACTAACATTTTTTACGGGGATGCCGTTAAACTCGTAACTGCAGGCACTATCGAGCGGGACACCGCCGATGCTGCTATGATATCTATTGGTATCTTTTTGGGGTGTGTTTACACTGACCCCGGTACCAGTCAGATTACATTCAAACAGTATTGGCCCGCTAGCACTGTTGCTAGCGATGCTAAAGGTTATGTGGTCGATGCTACGGATGTGTTATTTAAGGCTGCGGTTGTATCCTCTGGTACTACCATTGGTGATTTAGCAATTACTGATCTCGGCGCTAATATAGCCGGGGTTGATAATACAGGTAGTACTACTACCGGTAATTCTAAAAATGCCATTTTGGATACTTCTGCCACTACTAGTTCTCTGCCTTTCCGAATTGTAGAGCTGGTAGATGAGACTAAAAATTCATCTGGTGGGTTCACTGAAGCTCTCGTCAAATGGAATGCTGGTCACCTTATGAACAACACAACTGGCATTTAGGGGAGTAACGTAAATGGCTATTTCACGTGCCCAATTACTAAAAGAACTCCTCCCCGGACTCAATGCTCTGTTTGGCATGGAGTATGCTAAGTACGGTGAAGAACATAAGCAGATTTTTGAACAAGAATCTTCTGACCGTTCTTTTGAGGAAGAGACGAAACTGTCCGGTTTCTCTGCCGCACCAGTCAAAGACGAAGGCTCT